GAAATAAGTCTCTGCATAGATATCCCTTCTTTCTGTTAAATTATGGCTATTATAATAAACCATATTAGTAAAAGCCAGATAACATCGACGTTATCTATCTTTTTTGTTTTTGTGTTTTGAGTTAAAATGCGTTATTTCGTATCTGTGGCTTCCAGTTGGCTTCCATTTTCGTCAGGATAAATTGTCATGTTTTCGCCATGCGGCAATGCATCAACGGCAGCGATGAGCTGCGGGATAATCTTATGCGTATACACATCTTTCGTCACATTATTGCCGGAAACATGCCCGACAATCATTTTTTGAATTTTTTCCGGCATGCTATAATTGTCAGCAATCGTTATGAATGTGTGACGGGGGTTGTGCGGGAGATGTCCTGCAATACCTATTTTCTCAAGATATTTGCGGTATGAGTAGGTTATGGAAAGCAGGCCATTTTTACCATATAATCCACGCTGCCGATCCGGCATAACTAAATATTCATGTTTTGCAAATTTGGAAATACTGTAAAAATATATAACAAACGGTAGGATGCATTCTGCGATCGGAATTGTTCGATTGCGCCCTGCATCAGTTTTCAGACCACCTGTCATTGTGCGGGCGGATAAATTTACATGGTCAATTTTTATCATTGCCAGCTCTTTCGGCCGCATGCCGGTATAAGTCTGTATTAAGATAATCCGCGCTATATCATCATTACAATGCTTCCACAATAATCGCATTTCTTCCGTTGTAAACGGCTTATGGATATCTGATTTAACTTTTACTGCAGTTACAACAAATCGGGAGTAATCCTTAATGATTAAATCATTAGCAATAGCATACCTATAAAGCATATGCATGACAGTCATAATACCGGATTGTCCGGATGCCGAAACGTTTGATTCGTCTATAATTTGCTGCAGATGTAGTGTTTTCGTTTCGCTGATTTTCAGACTTGCAATTTTGCTGACGTGATTTTTCCAGTACATCAAATGAACTTTACTTAACGGTTTTTTCAAGCGTTCTCGTCCAGTTTTGATACGTTCCCAGATGTCCGCCCATGTGATGTCTGCCGCTGCCGCCGTTTGCGGATTCATATTGTACGCTTCCAGCGCAGCCTGCGCTTCCCGCTGGCGTTCGAAGCTGCCGATGATTTTCTTTCTGCGTTTGCCGGTATCAGTCATGCCGAGGTTTACAACGGCCACCCACGGTTTCCGGCGGTGCGCATTATCCGGACGCTTATAGACAGATCCGGAGCCGTTCGCTCTTCGCATTAATGTTCACCTCCTGATTAAGTGCGGGGAATCGGATACACATTTAATAATTCAATCAGTTTATCACGATCAATTAACTCAACACCATTTGCTTCCGCTAAATCAATTGCTCCCTGCGTAAAATGACTATTTGTGACTACTGCCGCCAGATCGTATTTATAAAATGCTTTTGCCGCCACTGCTTCCTGTACGGCACTATTCGATACATTGTCTTTGTAGCACTTTGATTGTACGATCTTTAACTCATCGCCTTTCGATAAGAGCAAGTCTGCCCCCTGGTCTCCGGATGTTTTCGTGAATTGAACGGAATAGCCCATCGATTCAAATATTTTACCGAGGATTTTTTCGAATGCTACACCATCCAATGAATCTATGTAATGGATATCTACATTAGAGATAATAGGGCGATTTGTTATTATGGAATTCTCTATGGCTGCAGATCGTTTTTCTATTGCAATACGACGATTGATTGCTGTTAATTCAGTAATGATTTCATTTTCTTCAAGCTGGAATGAATATTTTTTCGAGTAATTTATAAGATGTGGAATATAAAATTTATTCATTCCGAAAGTTTCATAATATGTTTTTATAAGAGCGGTTTTGTTTATTACAATGTAATTCGGCGATGCGGATTCATGAATCTTAACGTCAAAATTTTTACAAAATAAAACATTAGCAGCATTGTTCAATTGTTCGTCTATCATTTGATTGAATTGCTCTTCTGTTATTTCATTCATGTCAATTGTGGTTTCTTTTTCTGTTAAATTGCGAATTGACGCATAATCATATTTTGTTAATGTGATTTTCGTTGGCCACGTTTTCCATGTCATGGTATACGGTGTCAAGTATTTATAGATCGTCGGGGCAATCTGGTTGCGTATTGCCTGCATGCTGGTCTGCGGATCAGCATAGTCGCTGTTGATAGACACATTTACACGTTCACTAAAATATTTTTTATAGAGCTTGTAACAGAGATATATTAATCCAATACTGAGAAACACTTCATTGCTTAAGCATAAGGCAATCACAAAAAACCAAATAATAAATTTCTTCATTTCGGCACCTCTTGATAGCAACTATAATTCTTGAATATATCCAATAATTCAAGTACGCCATCAAATGTCAGCAGCTTTTCGCCCTGTATACCGTCAATCATCTGAATGTTGTTCCGGAGACAGGTATGAGCTATCAGAAGAAACGCGAACTTATTCGCTTCATATTCCTGCTTGCGGACGGTATGCTTTTTCAGCGAATGGACGGTGAATAGCTGATCGCCTGCACGATGCAGGATAATATGTCCGATTTCGTGGGCGAGTGCTACGTTCTGGGCATTATAACCGTCTTTTTCGTTTATAAATATTTCTTTGATCGCAAGAGCTTTTAGAAAAAATCCGCCGATTTCATCCGGAAGCGGGACTTTCTTTACAGATATATGCATAGCCGAAGCGATTTCATTCGGGTCATTAGTTCCGTATTTTTTGATTATATCCAGGACGACTGGCAGCATTCGTTTCATTTCTCTTCGGATTCCTTTGATAATACATACTCAATATAATTTTTGATTTCATTCCGGGCTTGTTCGGATATCGGTTTGCCATTTTTGCTAAAAAACATAACTTGCGAGGATTCGAGCAAATCATGGAGGTTTATCGGTTTTGCTGGTTCAGGTGTCTTTCCGTCGATTAAAAATGTAGGCGTTGTATGCAGGATGTCGGCAATTTGTTTTAATGTGGATTGTGGGATGTCATTAATACCGGATTCCATCTTGTTAATTGATGATTTCGATTTATATCCCAGCAGTTTCGCTAATGTTTCTTGCGACATATGCATATTCTCCCTGCATAGTCGAATTCGTCGTCCGAGATGTTTGAGAAAAACCTTTTTATTGTTGTCCATTTATCTCACCTCCAGCAATCACATTGTATCAAAATGTAGACTATCATTCAATAAATTTTGATAAAAATATAAAAAAAAGTTGACTTATAATCAACTCAATGTTATTATAGCGGTGTAGATTTCAGGTCTACCGAGAGGAGGTGTAAGGAAATGACCGATATCGAAAAGTTAAGAGAAAAATTAAATATGTCAGGCTATAAGCTGTCCTATGTAGCCGACTTCTTATCCCTGACGTATCAGGGATTGTTGAACAAAATTAACGGAAATTCTGAATTTAAGACATCTGAGGTGAAAGCGATTAGTGATTTACTGCAGCTTTCCCCTGAAGAAAGAGATACTATTTTTTTTAATTAAAAAGTAGATTAACAGTCTACATTGGGAGGTGAAAATTTATGAAAATACCAGTCATAGTCGCAGCCCGCCTGCTCGGGATATCAGCGGATTTCCTGCGGTGGTCGCTGCGGCAGGATAAGACAGATCTCGGCTGGGCCATCCGCCGGGACGGAGCGACACGCTGGGACTATTACATAGATCAACAAACACTGGCACGAATGGCAGCGGTTACATTACAGGATGTCCGCAGGGCAGTGGAATCATACCGTGCAGGAGGTGAGGTAAGTGCGAAGAAGAATTAGATGGGGACGGGTACTAATGACCGCCGCCGTGGTTGTCGGGATTACTGCCGGAGCGTATCAGTATGCAACAGCTCCGGAAACACGCCTGATTGAGTATCAGGCGGAAGTGAAGCCGGGCGATACACTCTGGAATATCTGTGCAGGAATCGCTACAGATAAGGAGGATATGGGGCGCCTGGTCTGGCAAGCACGCAGGGATAATCGGATAACCGATCCGGGGAACCTGCAGCCGGGGGCGATTGTTGTAGTCAGGGTAAAGGAGGCGAAGTAATGAGGAGAACCTTAATATTGGCTTTTCTGATTGGGGTTACAGGAATCTTACCTGCACATGCGGAGTGGATCGTGTCGGAATGCAGCGCTTACATGCCGTATGATTGTGGGACAATCACCGCAACGGGCGAACGCGTCCACGTCGGCGGAGTAGCTTGTAATTTTCTGCCGTTCGGGACGGTCATCATTATCGATGGCGTGGAATACATTGTGAATGACCGCTGCGGGATTGACAACTGTATTGATATCTTCATGGAGGATTACGATTCAGCCATTCAATTCGGGCGCAGGGATAAGGAGGTTTATATAAAAAGATGATTATTGTGACAAGGAACACCGGAATTAATGGGATGGAATATCTGCTTGATGCAGATGGAGATCTCTATTATATGGGATTTATTGATATGGACAAATAAAAAAGGCCACCGGATACAGTAATATCCGATGGCTGCACGCAAGGTGCGTCTACATCATTTATTATAACACATTCGGGAGGACAAACATGAAAACAATTGAAGCAGAAGCAATTATTATTCCGGCGGTAGAACCGAAAATCATTTCGGAAGTATTACCGGTTAAAACGAATTTTGAAGACGTCGAGGCGTATCTGTCAAACCTCGTCGAGAAATATGCAGGGCTGGTCGTCACAGATGAAAACCAGAAAGACATGGAGAAAACGCTCCGGGAAGTCGTCAGTATTCGAACCGGAATTCAGAAATTTGAAATCAATGGCAAGCGGCAATTAAAAAAGCCGGTCGATGATTTCGCCCGGCAATGCAAAAACTTACTGTCAATCGTAAATAGCGTCGAAGCTCCATTAAAGGAGCAACTGGACGTCTATGAAAACAAACGCCGGGATGAGCTGCAGGCGGCTATCGGCCGAGAGTTTACGGCAAAAGCCGATGCTGCAGGTCTGCGGGAAGAGTATAGGTCGTTTGAAATTCCGGAACGCTGGTTTAATAAGACGGCGAAGTGGTCGGAGACCTGCATTGATATAGACCATGTCGTGTCTGATTTGTATTCCCAGCAAGTTACGGCAGATAATCTGGCGGAACTCAAAGAAACCCGCCGTGAAATGGGAACGGCTTGTATAGATGCGGTTAATACCGAATATAAGCTGGCAACTCCGCTTACACCGGAGATATTAACGGATGCGGTGCTTGAAAAACCGAATTCCGAAATCAAAGGGTTTATCCGGCAGGCCGCAGAGCGTCAATCTGAAATTGAAGCTGCCGCCCGCACTGCTACGGCTCCGGTTTCTGATCCGGTACCGCCGACAATCGCTCCGCCGCCGATTCCGCAGACGACCGGATGGCCACGGACAATGATTCTTACAATTTCACTGCAGAATGAGCTGGATTATCAGAGCATGCAGGAATTCTTATACGAAATGCCGGCAAATATTAAATACAATATGGAAATTGAGGAGGGATAACAATGATTGAATTTAAAAAAGCAAAACGAAGCAAAGCGAAGCTCCGGCTGGCAATTTCCGGAGCTTCCGGAGCGGGGAAAACGTATTCTGCTTTGCTCATCGCCAGCGGCATTGTGCCGATGAGCAAGGTGGCGGTGATTGACACAGAATCCGGATCTGCAGATTTATATGCAGACCTGGGTGATTACTCAACGGTCACAATAAATCCACCATATTCTCCACAGAAATATATAGAGGCGATTCACACCGCAGAAAATGCCGGATTTGAGTTAATTATCATCGACAGCTTATCGCATGCGTGGAGCGGCGAAGGCGGTCTGCTTGACCAGCAGGGTAAAGCTACAGAAAGCAAATATCGCGGAAACAGCTGGGCGGCATGGCGGGAAATAACGCCGTTACACAACCAGTTAGTCGAAACCATACTGCATAGCCCGTTACATGTAATAGCGACGATGCGGGCGAAAACGGAATATATCCAGACCGAAGTCAACGGGAAAAAGCAAATACAAAAGGTCGGTATGGCTCCGATTCAGCGTGATGGAATTGAGTATGAATTCACTACAGTGTTCGATCTCAGCCAGAATCACACAGCGACCGTCAGTAAAGACCGAACAAACATGTTCGACGGGCAATATTTCACCCCGTCGGCAGAGTGCGGAAAAGCATTGCTACACTGGCTGACAGTCGGAGAATCTCCCGCACTCACGGCATCACAGCCGCAGATCCAGCCGGTTAATCCGGCACCGGTCGCTATGCCTGCCGCGGCACCGACAGCGGTGGATATTTACAAAAAACGCCTATTCCGGATCTGGCATGACATGAAGTGGGACGCTTCAGGGTCGTTGGATGCGTATCTGACGGAGCGAATGAAATCGTCCGGCAAGACCGCCGCCGATATTACGGCGGACGATCTGGCGGCGATCGATAAGGAAATCACGGATTATTTAAGCCGGAACGGCTTCGCGCAAATTGCGGAAGTCAAAGATGGCGAAATTGTGTTTTAACAGGAGGAATGAATTATGATAACAGCTACACTCTACGGAAGATTAACCAAAGCACCGGAACGGATCGTTCCGAAAAATGGCGGAGACGCATATGTCCGTTTTTCTATGGCGTGTGATAACGGTAAAGATCGGCCAGCTACGTTCGTTAATGTTTCTGCGTTTGGACGCCGCGGCGATGTGATTATGCAGTATTTTACAAAAGGAAACCGCATCGTTGCGCACGTGCGGAATCTTGAACCGTCCGCATATGTCGGAAATGACGGCGAAGCCCGGGCGACACTGAATGCGGTACTTGACGGCATGGAATTCGTCGAAACCCGCGCGGACAATACGCCGACATGGTCGCCGCAAACTGCGACAGCACCACAAACCGCACCGGAGCCTGCGGCAGCACCGGCTCCGGCATATACTCAACCATCCGTGCCATATCAGCAGCCAGCTCCGCAACAGACACGGCTCCCCGGCATGCCGCAGGCTCCGGCCGGTGTTCCATGGTCAAGATAAATGATTGCCCTGCGGGATTATCAGAGGGATCTGATTGACCGAATCGCGGCGGAATTTTCCGGCGGTTCTCCGTCCGTCTGTGCCGTTGCTCCCTGCGGAGCCGGTAAGACGGTTATGGTCGGCTGGATGGCGGGAAAAACAGCCCTCATCGGTAAACGGGTGCTGTTTCTTGTGCACCGGCGGGAACTTATTGACCAGTCCGATCGGACGTTCTCGGCTATGGGTATTAATCATAGGATCATATCTGCCGGAGCGGCCTGTGACTATGCCGCAAGTGTGCAAATTGGAAGTACGCAGACCGTTGCACGGCGGCTGGATAAAATCCAAGCACCGGATTTTATTATCATTGATGAGGCGCATCACGCTACAGCCGGAACATGGCGAAAAATCATCAACGCGTTTCCGGAGGCGCTCACGCTGGGCGTTACGGCGACACCGGCACGGCTGGACGGTAACGGATTGGGTGATATTTTTCACTCACTCGTTATCGGTCCGTCGGTTGATGATTTAATCAGCCGGCATTCGCTCACACCGTATGACTATTACGCGCCGCCGCTCAAGGCCGATTTAAAAACGGTGCATATCCGGTTCGGTGATTATGTCAAATCGGAGCTCTCCGCGGTTGTTGACGATATCGATATTATCGGCGATATTGTCAAAAATTACAGGAAATTGGCCGACGGCCGTCAGTCCGTTTGCTACTGCGTCAGCCGGGCTCATTCAGAGCATGTATCGCGGGATTTCCGCGCGGCGGGAATACCTGCGGCTCATGTGGACGGCGAAACACCACGAACAGAACGGGATCAAATTATTTCCGATTTCCGCAGTAAAAAACTCCGGGTTTTATGCAACGTCGATCTTCTGGGCGAGGGATTTGACGTGCCGGGGATGGACGCGGTTATTCTTGCTCGTCCGACGGCGTCCTTAACGTTGTTTATACAGCAATCCATGCGGCCGCTGCGTCCAGATCCGGATAATCCGAACAAGCGGGCGGTTATTATTGATCATGTCGGGAATTGCTTTCGCCACGGGCTGCCGAACGCGCCGCAGGATTGGTCATTGGAATCAAAAGCCAAGAAAAAACAAAACCGAATACTCACGCTGCATCAATGCATAAAATGTTTTCAGGTCTGGAATACGCCGACGTGCACCTGCCCATACTGCGGCTATTGCCCGGAGATTCAGGAGTATGAGGTTACGTCGCAGGATGGACTGCTTGCAAAAGTTGAAAGTCTTGAAATCATAGAAAAACGCCGGCGCAGGCAGGAAGTCGGACGGGCGCGAAGCCGTGAGGATCTTGAAAATATTGCTGTCAAACGAGGTTACAAATTCGGATGGGTACGCCGGATGATGGAAATTAAGGGCATCCGGCAATCCGGATAAAAATGAGGTGAATTTATATGCTTGAACATGAGCTTCAAAATGAAATACGCGTTCATCTATCACGAAATCAGCTCGGAACGTTTTTCCGGGCAAATGTCGGCTCGGGATGGACGGGAAAAACGATTATTCGGGAGAGCCCCGACTGTCTGCGGATTTTACATCCGCATCCGTTTTCTACGGGACTTCCCGGCGGGTTTCCGGATCTGTTCGGATTCCGGGAAATCACAATAACGCCGGAGATGGTCGGCACGAAACTCGCGGTTTTTTGTGCGCTTGAAATCAAAACACCGCACGGCGGACTGCGTCGGAAACAGCGGCTTACGCTGGAATGGATGGCGCAGAATCATTGTTATTGCGGCGTTGCCCGTTCCGTCAATGATGCGGAGCGCATATTAGGCGGAGAACATTATGGATATTAAATCATTTTTTGCGGAATTGTTCCGGAACTGTCCGGGATGGATATATCTGTGGACGCTACAGCATAAGCGGTCATATCCCATCCCGGTCAATCCGGACATGCCGGAGGCGGTGACGCAGTTATCGCAGCGGCTGACAGACGACGGTTTTGATGTCTATTTTTCGCTCGGCTGCACTCCGGCTCCGGTTGCGGAAAATAAGCGGTCAACTGCGGACAATATTTCCGCCCTCGGCTGCTTGTGGGTTGACATCGATATCGCGGATGATAACGCTCATGCATCGCAGAAGTTACCGCCGAATGTCGAGTATGCGGAACTCATACTGCCACATGATCTGCCGCCGTCAATTATTGTGAGCAGCGGTCACGGACTGCATGCGTACTGGCTCTTAAAACAGCCTGCTATGCTCACGGCGGAAACACGAGACAACGTTAAACTGGCGATCAAAAAAATACAGCAAGTCTGTAAAAACAACGCTGCTGCCCGCGGGTGGACGGTAGATTCCACGGCTGATCCATCCCGCATTCTGCGGGTGCCGGGAACATGGAATTTCAAAAATCCGATGGAGCCGGTCAAATGCGAAATTATCGAATCATCGGATGTCCGTTATGATTTGTCCGTTTTTACGGCTCTGGATGTGGACGTCGCTGAACCTGCCGCCGAAATTCGGGAACCGAGATTTAAGCGGAATCCTACGGACGGCAATGCAGCTGCTATGATAGCAAACTGTAAATTTCTGCAGCACTGTCAGCTGGACGCCACAAAAATCACGTATGAGGAATGGGTGGCGGCATTATCGAATCTGGCGCGGGCGTCGGATGGGGTGCAGGCGTGCCATGAGCTGTCGAAAATCGACACTTCTCGATATAATGCCGCCGATACGGATCGCAAAATAGCTGAGGTGTTGGACAATATGTCGCCGACTACCTGCGATTACATACAGCACACGCTGGGCTTCCGGTACTGTGACTCCTGTCCTGTAAAATGTCCGTCCGGGTGGTCGCTGGCGAAACTGCCGCAGGCAATCGCAAAGGTGCGGGCGGTATCAAATCCGACGCCGGACACGGTATTTACGCCGGAGGTGATCGGTGCACTGGCAACGGTGCAGCAGCAGGCACCCATTGAATTCGCACGTTTCAAAGCTAAGCTGCAGGGGACAGTTAATCTTGGTGACCTGAATAAATCAATCGCCAAAGAACGCCAAAACCGGCTCAAAATCGCGTCCAAAACGTCCGGAGGTACATCTGTATCGTCCGACGGTCGCAAGGCCTTAAAATCGACGGCACAGCTCGTTTCTGATTGCCCGATAGACCTTATCATACCTGCAGGGTTTTCGTTTGATCAGACGGGCGTTGTGGAATACAAGCAGCGAATGGATGGCGAACTGTTAAAATATCCCGCTTCCGGAACGCCGGTGGTGATCACCGGACGTGTTTATAACATGGATACGTCAGAAGAAAAATTGGAACTCAGTTTTAAATATTTCAATTCCTGGCGGACTATATTGCAGCAGCGTTCCGTGGTTTATTCCGCACGATCGATTGTCAAACTGTCCGATTACGGGCTGAACGTATCTTCGGAAACGGCAAAACATCTTGTTAAATTCTTACAGCAATTGGAATCAGTAAATTCGGATCGGATTCCGCTTAAATATTCCGTCGCGAATCTTGGCTGGCGGCATTATGGAGAGGAATTCGTACTGCCGTCCATATCAAAATATGCAATAGAAATGGACGACGAAGGGGATATCACGGAGGCCATGCAGGTATCAGGTACTATGCAGGGCTGGATGCAGACCGCTACGGAAGTCAGAAAATATGTTTTTTCGCGGCTTATTCTGGCAGCATCCATGGCGGCACCGTTGCTATATCTGTTCCACCAGCGCAATTTCATGCTCTACTTCTGGGGCACATCCGGTGGCGGAAAGACGGCCGCAATGAAAGCCGCACTGTCTGTCTGGGGCAATCCGGATCAACTTATGACTTCATTTTTAACGACTAAAGCCGGGCTGGAGCGTCGATTATCTATGCTTTCCGATTTTCCGGCGGCTATCAATGAACGACAGGTCGCAGGGCAGGGACGGGAGAGACAGGAATATCTGGAGTACATTGTCTACATGCTGGAAGGCGGTAAAGGTAAAGGACGCGCCAGCAAAACCGGCCTGCAAAAAACGTCCTCATGGAGGACGATCGGCATGGCCAACGGCGAGGAACCGCTCACTCGGGAAACCTCTGTGCGGGGTGTGAAAAACCGCATCATGGAGATTAATACCTATCCGGTCATGCCGGACGATCTGGCAAAACGTGTCCATCAGATGCAGGACTACGGCTGGGCGGGAGCAGAATATATTCGGAGGCTACTTGCCGGTAAGGCACAGGCGCATGAGATATGGACACGCCTGCACGAAGCCCTCGGGCGTCCATATCTGGCATACGCATCATCGCATGTGGACGCCATGGCGGTAATTTTAACTGCGGACGTCTTAGCCAGCATGTGGCTCTGGAATATATCCGAAGCGGAAGCCATCCGGCAAGCGGAGTATCTGGCGTCCGAGGTGTTTAAATCACTGCCGACATCGCGAGCAATGTCCGATCCGGATCAGACGTGGGAATTTATTCAAAGTTGGATCGTGTCTAATCCGAATCACTTTGATCGGGAGTTTATGACGTCAGACATCCGTATGCAGTCACCACTCTATGGTTTCGTTCGTGGCAATGCGACGTATGTTTTCCCTGCGCATTTGCGCAGGGCTATGGAAGATGAGGGACTCAGCTACGAAAAATCCCTTCGCGAATTGGTTCTTATTGGGCGCATACCAACAAGCGCAAAAAACGATCCCGATCGGAATATGCGCACAACTCGTCAAGTCAAATACCAAGGTAAGGTAATTAGAGCTATCCCGATTGTTGATCCGGAGTGAATGGGTTACTTGGGTTACCCAATGGGTGACCCAAGGGTGACCCCGATGAAATCCGATAATGCCTGTATAAATACAATATAAGTAACCCGTAACCCGTACATATACATATATACATATATACGCATTCTACTAAGGCTTAAAAAGGGCTATTAAAAAGAGGTCTTAAAAAAGCAATATGTATTTTTGAAATTACGGGTTACCACTTATTCACAGGCTGGAATATTAGATTCTGTCGGCGTTCTGTGGATACTAAAAGGTAACCCTCATGGTGTGGGTTACCTAAGTTATTCACAGGCTAACATGAGTTATTCACAGGGGAGGTATAACATAAGTGCTATCTAATCATATCAAGTTTGTTATGGTTCGGGCGTGTGAGATGAATGCAAGGCGAACACTCAGTCCGACGCTTCAGAAAATGGCTTCTGATATTATTGTTGACCCGTATGGTGCATCTGATTGGAGGTGTTGGACGGAACTGTTAGACCTTGCAAGGAAGCGGAACAGGGAAATGTTTGAGGATCTGTTTCTGCTTCGTGGGTGCGGGACGATGATTACAGAAAATCACGAATATGGCGTATGCAGGTTTGGATGGCCATATAATTTCAGTCCGGTATGCGGTAATACGACGTGGCCGGATGAAAAAACGTTCCGGCAGTATATGTCAGAATTCTGGGAACGCTGGGGCGATGGTATGTATCATTTGTTGGTTAGTCTATGGAGGTATATGCATGATGGATATTGATAGTTTGAAACAGGCGGCAGAAATAATTGATAAGGCGCGCAAGGATTATGAGCGTCAGGGTATGCGGGGACAGAAGCTGTATATCGTCTGCGATTTGATAAAAGCGGAAGACTTAATTTACTCGGTAATCAATGAGTTTGAAAATCAGGAGAATGTATTATGAAAAAGTATGAATTCACAGGAGAAACAAAGGTTATAGCAGGCGTAACGCTTAAAAGAATCCGTGCTTTAATTAGTTTTGGATTTATTGTGAAAGGCGAAATCGGCGGATTTATTGAAAGCGAAAAGAATTTGAGCCACGATGGCAATGCATGGGTGTCTGGTAATGCAAGGGTGACTGACAATGCAAGGGTGACTGACAATGCAAGGGTGACTGACAATGCAGAGGTGACTGGTAATGCAGATTGTATGCTTATTGGCAGAATTGGCAGCCGCTCCGATTTCACAACGTTTTTTAAGGATAAAGACGGTGGTATATCTGTTAAATGCGGGTGTTTTAGTGGGACAATAGAAGAATTTAGAGAAAAGGTCGAAGAAACACATGGCACGAACACTAAACATGCGAAAGTATATCAAGCCGCGGCAAACTTGGCTGAAATGCAGATTTTAGATCAGGAGGCAGCATGATGGATTTGAATGAAGTTTTGAAACGGTTACATATCCTGGCTCTTTATGTAGAGCATCATGAAGCGCATGACTTACCGATTAGCGCGTTCGTGGTATTGCGTAAATTGCAGGAAATTTCGGCGGATATACGGAAATGTACCAATACAGTTACCTGTGATCAGTCTGACGGCACTGCTGCTACGGCTACTCATTATCAGATAGACGGCGCAAGGCTGCAGCCTGTGGAAATGTTGCAGGATATTCTCACGCCGGAAGAATTTCGCGGCTGGCTCAAAGGAAATATGTTTAAGTATTTCTGCCGTGCGGGGAAGAAACCAGGCGAACCGTACGAAAAGGATATGGCTAAATGTTTGCAGTTTAATGAGTGGCTCAAGCAGGCGGCCGCCGGAAAGAAAATCAATCCGAGGAAATAATGATGGATGTATGTAGTTTTTTGGAACGTGTCCGCGGGCAGCGGTATCGTTTATCTGCGCTGGAAGATGAGTTAAAGCAGTGCCGGGCGGACGCTGAATTAATATCATCCCCGGCTTTAACCGAGCGGGTGCAGTCTTCTAATCAGAAAGATACGTCTGATCTGTTTATCAGTATTGAACATTATGAACAACTGGTACAGGAAAGGATAGCGGAATCATTGCGATATCGGGCGCGGGCGCTGGATATCATTGCCTATGAAACGGATAATGTGTCGTATTCGGTATTGCTCCGCTGGTATATCTTAGATCAGTCATGGGATGAGATTATGCGGGCTATGAATTATGCAAGGACGCCGCTGAACAAGCGTAAAGATGATTCTCTGGTGCATTTATCCCGTGTTGTTCCGCCGGAACTTTTACAGTTTTAAATGAGTTTAGTACAAAAAAGTACAAAAAAGTACATCGAAATGTGATATTATGGTAGCGTGAAGATGAAGAAATAATACTCCTGAATGTTTCCATGATTCATCTCCTTCTTAATTAAGTAAAAAGCGCACTGACCTTCCCACGGTGCGCTTTTTACATTGTGCGTGAGGTAAGTTATGATACCGGTTTATTGTGCGTATGTAGACATGCGCGATCCTGAGACGCTGGTGCCGAATCCGCGAAATCCGAATCAGCACAGCGATAAGCAGATTGCTCTGTTGGCAAAAATCATACAGACGCAGGGCTGGCGTGCTCCGATTACTATTTCTAAGCGTTCCGGGTTCGTTGTCCGTGGTCATGGCCGTTTGCTGGCTGCATTATCCTTAGGGCTGACGGATGTGCCTGTGGATGTGCAGGAATATGAATCGGAAGCGGCGGAATATGCAGATTTGATTGCGGATAATCGTATTGCGGAATTATCGAATATTGATAATGATCTGCTGGGACAGTTGTTGGCGGATACAGGCGATTTTGCAGACGTCACCGGCTACTCTGACAGTGATATTGACCGGCTTATCGGTGAGGCGGAATCGGCGGCTGCCGGTGCGGGCGTCGGTGAGGATGATTTTGATGCCGAAGCGGAAGCTGCAGATATTAAAGAACCGGTGACGCAGCCGGGCGACATCTGGGAATTGGGCGACCATCGATTGATATGCGGGGATTCTACTAATCCGGATGATGTTAAAACCGTTATGGATGGGCAGCTGGCGGATATGGTATTTACCGATCCGCCGTACAATGTGGAATATGTCGGCAAGACTAAAGATCACCTCACCATACAGAATGATAAGATGGATGAAGATGAATTCCGGCTGTTTTTATCAGAGGCATTCGTTGCGATGGCGGCAGTGCTCAAAAATGGCGGGGCGTATTACATCTGTCATGCGGATAGCTCCGGTGATATTTTCCGGCGAGCGGTTAGGGATTCAGGCTTGCTGTTAAAGCAGTGCTTAATCTGGGTAAAGAATACAATAGTTTTAGGTCGTCAGAATTATCAATGGCAGCACGAACCGATATTGTACGGATGGAAGCCGGATGGTTCGCATAAATTTTACGGTGGGCGAAATAAATCTACTGTGATTGATGAACATCTGTCGCTGTCTATTACGGAAACGGATGATGGTTATGTGCTAAATTTTAAGACCGATATGCAGGATATAAATATAAAAGTACCGTCTTATGAGGTCGTTGATTCCGGCACGGACGCCGATACGACAATCTGGCGCATACCGAAACCTGTTCGGTCGGAAGATCACCCGACGATGAAACCGATTGCACTCTGCACGCGAGGTATATTAAATTCAAGCCGCAAAGATGAAATCGTGCTTGAACCGTTTTGCGGTTCCGGTAGCACGTTGATTGCATGCCAGCAAACGGGGCGGCAGTGCCGGGCGGTTGAACTCGATCCGGTGTACTGTGATGTGATCGTTAAACGATATATTAATCAGGTAGGCACTGCTGCTGATGTGAAATTACACCGTGGCGATGAAATAATCGATTATATAGATTTATAATTTACATTGCGGAGGTGAGGTGATGCCGCGGCGGAATGAGGAGATATATAATGCTGCTTACAACGATTTCAAGCGCGGTGTCGCCTGTGCTGAAATCGCGAGTAAATATGGGTTAAATAAAAATACCATTTACGGTTGGTTTCGGAAATGGCGCAGTAATTCGAATAAAAAATCGGTAATAAGCGCACGCGGTCTGCGGCATAACTTATACAGCCGGTATCTTACGCCGGAAACACTCAAGGCTGCAGCTGAATTGCGGGGCGTATCTCCGCTTGATATACAGTGGATGTTGATCAGTTTGAAATTCGTCGCGATCATGACGTCGTGGCAGGCGATGATTGAATTTATCAAAAGCGGCGATACAGAGATTGTAACGACCGATAAATCAGTAATTACTGACAGCACCGGTAAGCGGACGGTTACAATAGCTACACATACGCAGAAGATTCTGTTATTTGATAAGTGGCGGGTGTTTCTGGAAGCGCAGTCAAAGGCGATGGCTACTTTGTCGCATATGCTGCGGCGTTATGAAGATATGCTGCCGGATTCACCAATAAGACAAGAGCGTATGGCTCATATTGATAAAATGCGGGAAGAAATCCGGCAAATTAAATTGACCGGCTCGGTTGATGGCAATCCGGATATTTCGGGGTATTTGCATGCGCTGCAAAGCGGAACGTCGGAGGTGTGGAATAATGGCGGTAATTGATAGGGGTGCATCGTTTCAATTTCTGCCGTTTTCCCGAAAGCAGAAACAGCTGCTCTCATGGTGGATGCCGGAAAATTCGCCGTATGCCGATTATGATTTAGTTATTGCGGACGGCTCAATTCGTTCCGGAAAGACAATTGCTATGGTGAATGCGTTTCTGCTTTGGTCACTCAGTCAGTTTGAGGGGCAGGCGTTTATCGTGGCGGGGCGGTCGTCCGGCGCATTAAAACGTAATCTGCTTCGGCCGATGTTCCAAATCCTGCACTCTATGCAGGTGCCGTATACATACAATCGGTCGGAGAATTATATAACAATCGGCAGTAATACATATTACTGTTTCGGTGCAAGCAATGAAGCCAGTCAGGATGTGATTCAAGGGTTGACTGCCGCCGGAGCGTTGGCCGATGAGGCGGCGTTGTTCCCGCGGTCGTTTGTAGAACAGATGATTGGCCGCTGCTCTGTTAAAAATTCTAAAATCTGGATGAACTGTAATCCGGAATCGCCGTACCATTACATCAAAACGGATTACATTGATAAAGCTGAAGAAAAACGAATCCTACACTTGCACTTTACGCTTGATGATAACTTATCACTTACTGATGAGGTGAAAGAGCGTTACATGCGGCTATATCAGGGGGTCTGGTACAAGCGGATGATTCTTGGACTCTGGGTAATTGCCGAGGGCGTCATTTATGATATGTTTACCGATACGAATCTGTATAATGACAATACGCGGCCGGAGCAGTTGCGCGGTCGGAGCCGGAGATATATTTCTATAGACTATGGGACGATTAATCCCATGGTCTTTTTAGATATTTACGATGATAGCACCGACCTCTGGTTAGACAAAGAATATTATTACAATTCCCGCAAAGAGGGGCGGCAGAAATCCGATGCCGAGTATCTGGAAGACTTTAAGCAATTTGTCGGCGACGAAGATCCCGATTATGTGATTATTGACCCGTCCGCCGCCAGCTTCAAGGTGCTACTGCGACAGGCGGGGTATCGTGTTAAGGACGCGGATAATGACGTCAATGACGGAATCCGTATGGTCGCCATGCTGTTTCGGACACTACACCTGCATATACATGAGCGGTGTCAAAATACGCGGGATGAATTGGCGTCTTACGTCTGGGACGAAAAAGCCGCATTAACTCACGGGCAGGAAAAGCCTGTAAAACAATCTGATCATGCATGCGATGCCATGCGTTATTGTGTAAAAACTATGATTAAAAGCTGGAGGCTGTCTGCTTATGAAGAAGAAAAGTAAAGCTCGCCGCTTAACGAACGACGCAGGGCGGAACGTGGGGCGGAAACTCACACTCGATGAGTTTGTGAATCCGCTTGCCCGCAGCGGCGCAGGTATGCCTAACCTGCTCGAGGCGACAGAATATCCGCTAACGAGGTTTACTCAAAACTGGCAGGTGTTGAACTCTCTGTACCGGTCGCACTGGGTCGTCCAGAAAATTATTAACACTATCCCGCAGGATATGATGAAGAATGGCTATGATTTCCAGTCTGATATCAATCCCGACCAGATACAGAAAATATCAAAAATTATCCGCCAGACGCGCCTGCACTCGAAAATATTAAACGGGCTATACTGGGGACGGCTGTATGGCGGTGCTGCCGGAATCATTATGATTGACGGTGAGGCTGATCGCATGGATGAGCCGCTGGATTTGGATCGTGTGATGCCGGGGGCGTTTAAAGGCTTGCTCATTATGGATCGGTGGTCTGGTATAATGCCGAGTGCCGATTTGATTACCGATATAACCGATCCCGATTTCGGTATGCCGGAATATTATGAGGTCACGCTGCCGGAAGGGCAGGGCGTGATACGACTGCATAATAGCCGTGTCTGCAGATTTACCGGTCGCGAAATGCCATATCTCGAGAAATTAGCCGAGAACTACTGGGGTACGTCTGAAATGGAACACGTTTTTTCGGAATTGAAAAAGCGTGATAACGTTTCATGGAATATTGCCCTGTTGACGTTCATGGCCAACATCCGCGTTATGAAAATTGACGGGATGGAGCAGCTCTTGGCGTACGGCGGCGATAAGTCGCAGCAGGCTCTGTATAATACGCTTGAAGGATTGAATATGATGCTGAATAATAACGGCATTCAGATTCTCGGCAAAGATGATTCCTACGAATCGCACCAGTATACATTTTCTGGGCTTGGAGAAGTCTATGACCGCTTCATGATGGACGTTTCCGGAGCGTGCGGGATTCCTGTCACAAAGTTATTTGGTCGGTCGCCTGCGGGCATGAACTCTACCGGCGATGCGGATATGGATAATTACTATGACACCATTGAGCAGTCGCAGGAATCGCAGTTACGTCCGGTGCTTGATAAGCTGCTGCCCATTGTCTGTATGTCAGCATTGGGGGCTGTGCCTGACGATCTGGATTATATATTTAATCCGGTACGCCGCCCGAGTAATGATGAAAAACAGAGCCTTGGCAGCCAGCAAACGGCAGCTGTCGTGCAGGCGTATACGGCGGGGCTGGTATCAGAAAAGACTGCGCTCCGAGAACTGCAGGGATCAAGCAAGCTGACCGGCATGTGGACGAACATTACCGATAAACAGATCGAAGCAGCGTCTGATCAGCCGGAAGCCGCCGGTGAAATGAATATCCCCGGCATGTCTTCGATGGAAACGCAGGACGCCGATTTTGAAGAGAGCAAGCATCCCCGCAGCGATGACGGTAAATTTACTGGCGGTGGCTCCGGTGGCGGTAATAGTATTGGCTTTAAGCAGGAAAGCCTTGATCTATTAGGGCAAGAGCATAAAGCTCTTCACGGAGATGCTGCCGTCCAAAAATTACTTGATTGTAAAAATGGGCATATCAAAAATGCATTTATTCGTTCTGATATTGATGACATCACGTTAATTTGGGGAAATGATGCAGTCGGGCTGAAGCATATTATTAAACGTCGCACGGAAGAAAATGAAGATGTCGATGAACTTGTTTCGCATTTATCCGACACCATAGAAAATGGAACGTTGAAAATAAATAAGCGTGGCCGTTTTGTGATTACTAAAGGTAAGTATCAAGCTATTATTTCTCCTGAAATATTCAATGATAAACTGAATTTTCTTGTTACCGGATATTTTGTATATGACAAAAAAAGATCAAGGAAGTCATGAAGACGATTAACTCTCATGACTTTACGTTAGAAAGACATACTCTTCTAACAACCTTGATCTCTTCTGTCTTGATTATATATCTCTTATGATGATAAATCAATTGTGAGGTTATATATGCCACTATGGGAGCCAAGGCGGCGAATTGAGCTGGCGTATCAGCGGGCATTGGAGCGTCTGTTAAAGCAGGCGCTTTTTACATGCCGCGACTGCAGCTCATATGCCGCATTTAAGCGGGCGATGGACGCTTGGTCAAAAACCGAGGAATTTCGGGAATTTTCCGAAGCTCTGGCGGGTAAAATGATTACCGGCTTGTTTGCTGATGTCGGCAGAAACTGGCGTGAGGCTGCACGCTATAACTCTAAAACGCGTGAAATGTATATGCGCTTGATAAAATCCATGGCCGGTGAGCGAGGCAGGCGCGTGCAGGAAATGATACGCGAAAATGCCGCGTTAATCCGAACACTGCCGCTGTCCACTGCTGAACAGGTTAGCGATTACGCTGCTGAGCAGGCAGCGAAAGGACGAAGACCTGAAGATATCGAAGCGGAAATATTAAAACTGTTTCCGAACCGAACGCGGGCGAGGTCAAAGCTGATTGCCCGCACGGAAATGGCGAAGTATCACACGGCTATGATTCAGGCGGACTGTCAGGATCTGGGGCATAACTGGTATTTCTGGCGCAGCGTGCGGGATGAACGCTCCCGTTCGGCGCATAAGAAAATGGATGGCGTCCTGTGCTCTTGGAATGATCCGCCGAATCCGGAGGCGTTATTTTCCGGATATCAGAAGCCCTATGGTCGATATCCGCCCGGCGGCACGTTTAATTGCCGATGTACGCCGGAGCCGGTTATTGTGCCGGAACAAATACCGGACACGGTACCGGTGCATAAAAACGGAAAAATTACACGTATGAACAAATCGGCAGTTATTAAAATGGTAGGAGGTCTGATATAATGCAGGCTTATTACGGAAGCCGCTTTTCGCCTAATATGACACGGACGACGGACGGCTTTTTAATCTGTCATAATGTTCCGCTTGCTCGGACGGGTGAGCAGGACTACCTGGGCAGCGAGGTCGGAATGAGCGATAGCTCAATTGTAAAAGTGTACCGAAAACCGGAAGAAGTCTTTAAGAAGTCTACTTTAGCGAGCTTTGAGGGAAAACCGGTAACGGACGATCATCCTGCTGAATTTGTAGAACCGGGAAATGCGACCGGTTATATCCGCGGTACCTGTGCGAATGTCCGCAGGGGTGCCGGTGAAAATGCCGATTTGATTATCGGCGATTTAATTATATATGATGCTACGCTTATATCCGAGATTGAAGCAGGAAAGCGTGAAATATCTGCAGGGTATCTGTGCGATTATCGGGAATGCGACGGCGGATTGGAACAATGTAATATTGTCTGCAATCATATAGCGGTCGTGAATAACGGTCGAGCCGGTAGTCGGGTAGCCATCAGGGATGAAAAACCAGTAATTAAAAATGGAGGTAAGAACATGACAAAAAAAGGTAATATTGTAAGTCGAATGCTGGCGGTCTTTGCGAAAGATGAAGATACCACGCCGGAAGATTTGAAAAAAGCTATGGACGCGGTGAATGAACCTGAAGAAAAGCCGGAGACCAAACCGGAAGTAAAGCCGGAAGTGAAAGATGAAGACGTACCGGAAGAAGAAGTAAAAAAAGCACTTGATGCAGCTTTCGCACCGCTCATGAAGCGCATCGCCGATCTGGAAGCGCGCATGAACGACGAAAAACCGGATGATCTGGACAATCTTGAGAAAGAATTATCTGAAGATGAAGATCCGATTGATAACGAGGAGTCCGTCACCGAAGCTCCGGAAAATATTAAAACCGAAGACGAGGACGATGAAGACGAAAAACCGACTGTTGACCGCGCGGTAGCTCGTTCTATTCTTCGGGCGATTAAACCGACTATCGCAGCACTGCCGGATGATCAGCGGCAAAAAGTCGTTGACGGACTTCGTGGCGCACTGATACCGCAGAAAAAGGATAATTCAGTTTTCGCTAAAATGCTGCATGCAAAAGCTGCAGACCATGGCATGGCTCACGCATCCGATTTTGGGGAAGCCTGCAGAAAAATGAATCCTCATTACAGAAAGGAAGGTAAATAATTATGCCAGGAACAGTTATTGGAAAAACTCTTAATTTCGGATATCCCGGACAGATTAGCCGTCAGGGGGATGAAATTTCTCGTACCAGACCGGTAAAGAAAGGTGCTGCGAATATCCCGTTCGGTGCTGCCGTTGAAATCGGTGCTGACGGAACCTGCACGCTACTGGGTGCAGGGGCAGGCACCGCTGCTGCATTTGCAGGCGTTGCTATGCGCCGCGTAAAGTCCGCGCTCGTTTATCCTGATCAGAACCACGGATATTATGCAGCCAATGAAAACTGCGATATTCTCGAACGCGGTGCGGTCATGGTTGAATGTGTTGCAGGGAATCCGACTGTGGGCGGTGCCGTGCATGTATACAAAGCAGCCGCAAGCGGTCACAAAATGGGAGAATTCGCAGCAGCTGCAGATGCAACAAATACAGTACAGCTTACTAATGCTAAGTGGGCGACCGGTAAAGATGCGAATAACGTCGCCGAGGTCGTTATTGTAACCCGTCAGGGCGTTTAACAGGAGGTAAATAATAATTATGGGTAGAAAAATCACGATGCCGTCCATGTACGGGAATGCTATTCCCACATTTGACAGCTCCGCTATTTCCGGAGGCCTGTCTTTTCTCGTTTCTGAACTTGAAAAAATCGACCCGAAACTGCGCGAACCGCTAACCAGCACTACATATCCCCGTGATATTAATATTCAGTCCGGCGGCGGATGGGTAGAATCCACCAGCGCGATGAATGTCGACTATGCCGCAGTCGGTGGTAATTCCGAAACCGGCGGCATTCAGAACGCAATCCGCAGAATTCAGGCAAACGTCGGTAAAGACGTATTTAAGGTGTTGCCTTATGAAATCACCATGGGTGTTAAATTCGTTGATATGCAGCGCGGTGCTGTAACCGGACGCTCCATTGAACAGATCTATAACACCGGTATCCGTCTTGATTACGACAAGTACATGGACAGCAATACTTATATCGGTAATGCTGATTACGGTACCGAAGGGCTGGTGAACCAGTCTAAAGTAACTCCGGTTTCCGTTGCAACAGGTGCTGCCGCTGCCACTGAATGGAAGAAGAAAACGCCGCTTGAAATCCTTACCGATATCAACGAGGCAATCATGGCAGGGTGGGCTGCTTCCGGGTACGACCAGACTGCTATTCCGAACCATATTCTGATTCCGCCGACACAGTATGGGTATCTGGTAACTACTATGGTTTCCATCGCCGGCGTGAACGGTGCAATCTCCATTCTTGAATATCTCAAGCAGAATAACATTGCTAAGAATAAGGGCGTCGACCTGTTTATCGGCGAATGCCGCTGGTGCGAAAAAGCAGGCGTCGGCCAGAAAGACCGTATGATCTGCTATGTCAATGAAGAACGCTTCGTCGGTATGGATGTTCCGGTTCCGCTCACCCGTGCAATGACGCAACCGGTAGTTGCTAATGCATCCTATGACAGCTTGTATGTGTCTGCTGTCGGTCAGGTTAAAGTCCACTACACAGAACCGTTTGTTTATCGTGACGGCATTTAATCCGGGAGGTAATTATGGTTATTTTTGCGCATAAACGGGTAGGTTTCCGCAATCCGGAAACCGGGGCGATTTTCGCCACCCGTGAAATGGATTTAATTGATGCCCCGGATTGGATTAAAGCCGATCCGATGTTTGACTGGGCGGTGCAGGACGGAATTATCACAATCCCTGACGATAAGCCTGCCGCTGCCGATCCGCTGGATGATATGACGAAAGCGGAACTCATCGAAATGGGCACGAAGCTTGGGCTTGAATTGTCCGATAAGTCTACCAAAGCGGAACTCATTGAAGCCGTTACCGCGGCCAGAGGTGACTGATGAATATATACGGGATTATCGCTGCTGCGTCGAATATCCGGAGCAGTGATAATAATCCCGAATATACAATGGACGATTTTCTGACGATGTATCCGCAGTTTAAAGACGTGTCGGAAGTCGTCAGGAAAGCATGGATCAAGATGGCTATGAACTGCCTGCAGTATGACCGCTGGAATGACTTGTGGGAGATGGGCATGGGATTATATATAGCCCATTTTCTCACGCTATACCTGCAATCGTCGACACCTGAAGGTGCCAGCACGCAGCAGATTATCAATGCCGGATTATCCCGCGGTATTGCTACGAGTAAATCTGTTGCGGATATGTCCGTCGGATATGATTTCGGCTCGGTTGCGAGTGAATCTGCAGGTTGGGGGACATTTTCTCAGACTGTATACGGGCAGCAGTTTGTGCAGCTGGCAAAGGTTGCCGCCATGGGCGGTATGACAATCTGGTAATCTGGTAATGATATGGGTTTGACTGTAGTAAAGAAGCAACGCGCCGATTTTGACTTGGCAGCCCGCATGAAAGAACTGGAAAAAATCGGCGTATTAGTCGGTATACCATCTGACAGAACGGCACGTGACGGCGAATCGGTAACCAGCTCTGAACTGCTCTACCTGCATACCCACGGCATCCGCAGAAAAGCCATGCGGCAGGAAATGGATAAGGATGTGGAGCGTGGAATGAAGTATAGCGAGGCTCATGAGTTGTATTTGCAATCTCACGGGTCGCCGCTCTGGGCTTCGCCGCCGCGTCCTGTCCTTGAACCTGCCATCGCGGCTAATAAAGCCGTTATTGCCCGGGCGATGAATACCGGCGTTAAACAATATCTGCAGACTAAGAGTGACCGAGGTCTGCGGAGTGCGGGTAATCTGGCGGCATCGTACGCCAAGAAATGGTTTACCGATCCGCGTAATGGATGGGCACCGAACAGTCCGCGAACGATTGAGCTGAAAGGTTCAAGCCGCCCGCTCATCGATACCGGTGCCATGCAGGAGGCTATCACTTATGTAGTCAGAAAGGATTGATTGTATGCTGGATATTTCGTTTCTGCTTGATGATCCGGATTTCGTCACTACGTTCCAGATTGTTAAAAATCAGGGCGAGTGGCAGGACGGCGAGTATGTCGTATCACAAGCTGCGCCGGAAACGGTCAGCGGTGTCGTGAGGGCTACGGGCAAAGACGATCTGGAGATGCTTCCGGAAGCCGACCGGATATCCGGCTCAATCACATTCTGGACACGCAAGCCGATAGACCTTGATTTAACCGCCAGCCCGCCACCGCGCCTACGGTATGCGGGCAATACTTATAAAATTATGCATCTTGAAAATTGGCAGGATTCCGGCTATACGAAGATGATCGGAATTATGCTCGGGAGGAACGGGACAAATGAAAATTAAAGCTCTGCAGTCTTTGCTCCGAACAGCTATCTGCGATATTTTGCAGCAGCCGGTGAACGGCTCCACCGTGAGGGTATCATACCCGACGAACGGAGCCCCGGGATTTGCAATCACGGATACCGTTTTGTTTTTATACCTGCATGAGGCCGACGACAGTTACGGTAATGACCGTTCTCCGGTATATCATACCGAGAACGGCACCGTATATCGTGATCACGTCGGAACACGGGTCTGGGATATACTGCTGACGTGCTATGGCACGGACGGGCATGAATGGCTGGATCGGGTGCGTGCGGGTGTCCTTTGGGAGAAGACACGCAGAACTCTCGAGAGTAAGAACGTGTGTCTGGTTCCCACGAATCCTGCTATCGTACGTTCTCCGGAGTTATTTAACGGACAATGGTGGGAACGGTCTGATATGACGTTACGCTACAACGAACTTTACGTTAACACGGAAAACGTTGGAGCTATTGAACACGTCACACTTACAGTCCCGCACGATTCCGTGCCAAGCTCCGGTAATCAAGATGATTTTACAGGGAGTGTTAACGTTCCCTGATTATTAAAAAGGAGGCTAATATGCCGCTTAAACCGTTAGACCTGACAAGCGTTGTCAAGATTATTGTTAATCTTTCTCAGCGATCTGCTGTCAGAAAAGGATTCAATGTATGCTGCCTGATTGGCAAGACCGATATTATTCCGGCAGCAGAACGCGTCCGCGAATATTCATCTCTGGATGAAATGCTGCAGGATGGGTTCAAACTCACCGACCGCCTGTATAAAGCCGCTGCTCTGCTTATGGGGCAGAATAAAAAACCTGATAAATTCATGGTCGGCTGTATTGCCACGGTGAAGTCTGTAACAGAAACCGCTGTACAGGCTCTGAAAGCATGCCGCGAAGCTAATTATGAGTGGTATGTGGGTATCGTCTGCGAGGATCAGACCGCCACGCAGCACTTGGCAAATCTCGAATACACGAATTCATGTACGCCGGATACGGTCTATGCTTACACTTCCGGCGACGCCGAAAATGACGCTGCCGCTACAGATAACAGTGTGTTCGTTAAGGCAAAAAATAAACTGTATCGCCGTTGCTTTGGTCTGTTTTCGACAAAGCATTCCGACGCTGTGGCTGCGGCTATCGGAAATGCTATGGCTTTTATGACCGGTACGATTAACTCTGCGTTCACGTTAAAATTCAAGACGCTTTCCGGCATTGAAACAGAAAATGCAAATTCTGTTTTCCCGTCTAATTCCGTTACGAAAATCAAGGGAGCAAATGGTAATGTCTATGTGAACCGCGGTACTTATTACAATATGTTAGAAGAGGGCGTTATGGCCGACGGTTCATTCTTTGATGAGATTATTTTCCTTGATAAATTCAAAAATGATTGCCAGCTGGCTATCATGGATCGGTTGACACAGAATGCGAAAGTGCCGCAGACAGAAGCCGGAATGACGATCTTGCACAGGGCATTGGAAGATGTTTGCCAAGAGTACAACAAGATCGGATTCTTGGCGTCCGGCGTCTGGAATGGTAATGATGTGCTTGAACTTACAGCCGGTGATACGCTGCCGAACGGATATCTGATTCAGTCGGAACCGATTGATAAGCAGCCTCAGTCTGATCGTGATAACCGTATCGCACCGCCGATCTACATCGCACTGAAGCTCGCCGGGGCTATTCATTCCGTTGTCGTGCAGGTTGACGTCAACCGCTAAGAGGAGGCTAATGTATGAGATATTCAACTTATTCTTTTACCGATGTTACCGCCGTTATTTCGCATCCGTCCTACGGACAGTTTTCGGTTAACGGCGAGGGTATCGGGAATTTTTCTGTCAGCAAATCGACGGAACGCTCCCAGCAGAATATTGCTGCCGACGGCTCTGTAATGACCAGCAAGATTGCAGGGAACAATGGCACTGTATCTATCAATGCCCAGCAGACATCTCCGCTGCATAACTGGCTACAGGGGCTGTTTAATTATCTGTGGTCGGCGTCCACGGATGAATGGGCACAGATTAGCTTGACAATCCGCGCCCCGAAAATGAGCAAGACGATTTCCTGCTCTTACGGCGCATTTCAGAAAGAACCGGATGAACCGTTTGAATCTCAGGGACAGAATGTCAGCTGGGTGCTGCTTTTCGGCGATATTCAGCGGTTAAATCGTGCGTGAGGTGAACTATGAACTATAAAGATATTGAACTCACGGTTGCCGGAAAGAAGCGAAAATTCCGTATTAATAAATTCGACGCACGCACCGGCAGTTACATCCTCTATACGGTTATGTCCCGTTTTCTGCCGTCCATTCTGCAGTTAAAATCGGGCGCGGAAACCATCACGGATATGTCTAAAACGGATATGTCTAAAGTGGTTAATCCGGAAGATATTGTATCAAGCATAGCAATGAGTGAGGAAGAATTCGGAAAGCTGCAGACTGAGGCTTTGCGTGCCTGTGAAGAAATTCTTCCTGCAGGTGTTACGCCGGTACTTGATACATCTGGGAATTTTGCAGTCATCGGGCTTGAAAAAGAAGCCGTGGCTGTATTCGTTCTTACAGCGCAGGCACTGGTATTTAATTTATCCGGTTTTTTCGGCGAAGACGGCTTGACTTCCCTGTTGTCAGGGATTCAGCAGGTTACGCCGTCGCAGAGCCGGTAAATATTAACGCTTTTGCTTACTTGCCTGTTATGCAGGGTATGTGGCAGCAGAAAGAAGTATTTGATGGTACTTACACGCTGGATGATCTGTTGGATGCTCATGAAATGATTATCCTACAGGCAGAAAACAAGCGCAGGGCGCAGGAGTATGCGGAAATGATGAATGGTGGTGATGCATAGTGGCGGCAAACTACATTGAAGAATATCTGGTCAAGCTGGGTGCTGATGTCGACACGCGGTCGGTGGCAGAACTGCAGAAAGCGGTTAATTCCGTCCATCAAATGGTCGGCGGGATGAAATCGCTGGCTCCGAAACTGGCGGAAGCCAGCGCACTTGTAATGGCGGCGATTAGTGGCATTGTGGCGTCCGGAGTATCACTCGTAAAGTCCATGGGCGATCAAGAAATGGCGTGTGAAACGCTGGGACGGACGATGTTCGTTTCTGCCGGTCAGGCAAAGCAGATGAAGATGGCACTGGACGCTCTCGGAAAATCAGCTGATGAAGTACAGATTAATCCGAAGCTCCGCGAACAGTATCGCCAGTTATTGGCTGACAGTGCGGCAATGATTGCGGGTAGCGGCTATAAGGCCGCCATGAATCAAGTGCAGGAACTGGCATTTCAATTCACCAGATTGAAGCAGGAAATCGCCGCCGGTATGCAGTGGGTTGCTTACTATATAGTCAAAGACCTTGCGGGACCGCTCGGCAACGCAAAAAAAACGCTGCAGTCTATGAATGAATACATCATCACTAATCTGCCACGCATCACACGAACGATTGCGACAGGCTTCGGATTTATCAGAAATATAGCATTCGCCGTCTGGCGTGTGCTGTCTGGCATTGGAAAGCGTATTAATGAATTCTGGCAGCGGCTGCCACATAATGGCAGAGTGGCGTTTCTTGCCCTCGGAACTGCTATTGCTGCGTTTCTTGCGGGACCGATCGGTGCGATGGCCATGGCCATCGGCGGGGTGCTGCTACTCTTAGACGATTATTTCGCCTACATGGACGGCAAGAAAAGTCTGTTTGGTGAGCAGTGGGAAAAGCTGAATCGTGTTTTAGAGTTATGCAATAAAGCATGGTTAGTCATGGTTGATTATGTCAGCCGATTTTTCCACTGGGTTGAACATTCTGAGAGGCTGCAGGCATTCGTTAATGCGTTTGAGCGATTGGCTAAGTCACTCTATGACATTACGGAATACCTCGGCGAGAGCTTTTTTGATAAACTATCCGAATTATGGAATTACATTGTCGATATAGAAACCGTTAACGCATTCTCGGAAGCATTTGATTCGCTCGGTCAGGGCGTTACATCCTTAGTGAATGGCATATCGTCATTGATTGACGGAATTCTAAAATTCTTCAAAATCAGTGACGGAATTACAAGTAAAACTCGCTCTTGGACGTCATTTAAAAAAGTCCTTAAGCAAATTGTTGTTACTATTGCAAAGATGATTTCCGGCATCGGAAAATTTGCGAATATCATCGGTAAATTATTGACAGGTGATTTTGCCGGAGCAAAAGCTCTCATCGGTAATATGTTCTCCGGCGGTGTCGACCTGTCCGACAAGCGTCTGGGCGCACTATCGTCAAAATACGAGGGCGCACCGGGTACCACAGGGGGTTCCGGTGGAGCGTATGGCAGCTGGCAGATTATCCCGGATAATATACCAGATTTCCTGCAGCACTTATCCGGAATCAATACTGAATGGTATAATCGCTTGTCCGGTGCGGGGGCTGTCGGTTCTGCAGATTTTGACCAGGAATGGCGCGATATCGCGAGTGAAGATCCGGAAGGGTTCCGCGAAGCCCAACGGCAGTATATTGCAAAAACGCATTATGCTCCGCAAGTTGCGCAGATCCTGAATAGTACGGGGCTAAATATTGAAAAACAATCTCGAGGTGTGCGTGAAGCCGTCTGGTCAGTTGCCGTGCAGCATGGCGGCGGGACGAATATCATCGAGCGGGCAATACAGGCAATGGGCGGAGCAGGTGCCATCAATATGTCCGCTGAATCGCAAAAAGCATTGATTGACGCAATCTATAACGTCCGTAATGGATATACGGCTAACAGTGAAGGCGTTACTGCCGAGCAATTACATGACCGCTGGGACTCGGAACGTGCTGACGCGAAAGCGATCATACAACAGGAAGCGGACGAATGGGCACGGAATAATCCCCCGCCGCCACAGGAACCGGATGTAACGCCGTCCGGGAGTCCGTCTTTGTTGGAAAGAGCAGCAAATACAGGCAGGGTACTTGAAAACGGCTGGAATGCAGTAAAGCAAAAGTGGGGCGAATGGACGGGTACGATTAGCAATCTTGCGGGGACGAGCAGCTTTGCGGATTCCCGCAGTTCAAGAAATACCGTTAATGCGCCAGTAACCATCAATGTCTACGGCAATAACGCCGATCCGCAGGCTATCGGCAGAGCGGCGGCATCAGAAATCAGAAAGGTACTGCCGGAACGTGATATTGGTAATATCTATGACAGGGGGGCGGGTATGCAGTGAGTTTAATTACGTCAATCAAAAACTACGGTAAAGAAATCACATCATCTCGTGCCAGCTGGACGGACTTTACAAAAGATGTCGCGAAAGTATTTAACAATCAAACGCTGCTGGATTACACCACTGCGTTTAATAATTTTGAGGACTATATTTTATATACGCCGAAATGGACAATCGGCGGAGCTGCATTTTCCGGCATTATGCGGACAAATCACGCATTGTCGGTTGAAGCGACGCATTATCCGGTGCAGAGCGGATCGGTGATGACTGATCACGCGATATTACTGCCGGCAGAACTTGACATTGACGTGATGGTGTCCGATGCAGAAGTGTATTCCCGGTCAATCAAGACGGGGAACAGGCTATTTGACGCGGTTATCAGCGGTTACAATCAGATTAACAGTATTATTCCGATTACAAATTTCTTTGCACCGCCCGGCCAGCCTGCAGTTACCGGCGACAGAGGTATATCTGCATGGACATTGTTTGCAAATATGATTTCCGCGCGCACGCCGGTTGATGTTGTGACGCGGCTTGGAACATATCATAATATGCTGCTTGTGCATGCTGAAGCACCGGACGATGTAAGCAGCCTGCACGGTTTAAATTGCACGTTGCATTTTGAACAAATCGATGTTGCGCAGGTCGCCGAAGTGCAGGTGTCCGCGCGCTCACAAACGACGAATTCGTCAAATTCAGGCGCGCAAGCTGTTGATACGGATTCTCCGGCAAACAATGAAAGTATATTGCATGCAGCAAATGAAGCGATCGGAGGTAAATGATGTATTCAATTATACCGATTACCGCGAAACCTCGGAATACGTTTTCATGCAAAATACCGGTTGACAGTAAAAATATAACATTAGTATTTTCGACGAGATACAATGAGATTGCAGGATATTGGAATGTATCGGTATCCGACGGCAACGGCACGGAGTTGATACACAATCTGCCCATGCTGCCCGGACAGAATATATTAGAGCAATACTCATATCTCGAGATTGGTTCCGCTTGCATTATTCCGGCTCATCAGATGGAGGATGAATGGGCGAATGCAGGAAATCTTGGTGCTGATTGGTTGTTGGTCTGGAGTGATACGTTATGAGCGCACGGCAGGAACTCACGAATACCGCCGAGTTGGGGTTATACGGTCGTATGTGGCGGGTATTAGTGCAATACGAAGAGACAACAGCTCTCGATGTGTCTAATCTTCGGACAGTATTTGAGATCAAGAAAAATGCGCTGGGACAGCCGTCAATTGCGCATATCGTGATTTATAACCTCGCTCCGGATACTGAAGCGCAAATCATCAAAGAGGGCTTTCATGTCCAGCTTAAAGCCGGATATGCAGCGCAGTACGGCTTGATTTTTGACGGCGATATTATACAGGTTTTCCGAAATCGTGAGGACGGTATCAATTATCGGCTTGAAATCATAGCTGCCGACGGCAAGAGCTTTTACGGCGGTAATTTTATCCGGACGACACTGGCGGCGGGCAGTAATCCTCGTGATGTCATCGAAGCGGCGGCCAAGCTGGCATATTATCCGATTGAAATCGAGCATGTATCAGAAAATCTACCGGAAACAACATTGCCGCGCGGCAAAGTATGCTTTGGTTATCCGGCAGATATATTGGATGATCAGGCGCGCACCACTGATTCGTTCGTGCAAGTCGATAATGGTAAGCTCGAAGTCCGAAAATATACCGACCCGATCCCGGATGATAAATGTCTATATCTTACACCGCAAACAGGATTGGTCGGGACACCGGAATATACTGATGACGGCATTGGTATTCGCATGCTATTAAATCCGGTCGTCACGATTCATGGCTTAATTAAAATTGACAATGATATTATTCAGCGGACGGCAGTTGATACCGGCCAAATGATGAAACCGAATATGTCACCGGCAGGCGGCAAGGTTGCTGATCAGAACACCCGATTCGATCCGACCGGTGAATACGAGGTCTATTCGCTGGTGCATTCTGGTGATACGCATGGCGAAACATGGCTGACGGAAATTATAGGAATCGGCAGAAACGGAAAATCAGGGCTTCCGATTATGGTTGATTCTGCAGATGGGACGGTGAGATCATGATATCAATTGAAAGTCGAACTGCAGGGAATTTGGATAAATCCCGGCGTGAGCGAAGTGATTTTTCTCGCACTCTTCGTGTTGCGATTCCCGGCATTGTGACTGAGGTAAATTATGCCGCTCAAACGGTATCAATACAGCCGACTATCAGAGAGAAAATCGAAATGGATGGAACGTATAAATGGGTCGAATTACCGATATTGATTAACGTTCCGTTTTTCGTATATTCCGGCGGCGGTTATTGTGTTACGCTCCCGGTCTCACCGGGTGATGAATGCTTGGTCGTTTTCGCGGATAGCTGTATCGACGCATGGTGGCAATCCGGCGGCGTGCAGAATCAGGTAGAACGCCGCCGGCACGATCTGTCTGACGGCATGGCGATTGTTGGGTTCCGGTCGCAAGTGCATACAGTACCGGGGTATTCCGGTGATTCCGTGCAGGTTCGGACGGAGGATGGCGGGACGTTTATTGACCTTAAGCCGGGGCAGGTTACGATCAATGCGAATGTACAGATTAACGGGAATTTATCAACGTCCGGTAATGCCCAGACCGGCGGTAATCATACCGTGACCGGAACGCTCAAGGCAGGGGGAATTAACATGAATACGCATACTCACCGCGGAGACAGTGGTGGAAGCACGGGGGCACCTCGATGAAATACAGACGATTGAACGAAAACGGCGACTTTACTTTCGGTGCCGGGTCGGCAAATTATATCTCCGATCGGGAAGCCTGCGCGCAGGCAATCAAAACGCGGCTTTTATTATTTCTCGCGGAATGGTGGGAGGACTTGAATGACGGCTTGCCGCTCTGGCAGAAAATATTAGGTCATAGCGACATCAAGGCGGCTGAACAGCTCCTGCGTGACCGCATAACAGGAACTGAGCACGTGCAGGATATCATCGAATTCCACTCATACTGGAACGGCGATTCCCGGCAATACACGTTTTCCTGCACCGTTTATACGGACTATGGCGAAGTGCAGTTATCGGAGGTGACGTTATAAATGGCATATTTTAAGCCGTATATAGACGGTACCGGATATCATTATCCGACGTATAACGATATACGGGACGACATGATGGATCGATTCCGGCAGATCTACGGGCAGGATATCTATCTGGGTAATGACAGTCAGGATTACCAGATGATCAGTATTTTTGCTCTCAAGATTTACGATACGTTCCAAGCGGTCGAGTTGGATTATAATAACCGGTCACCGAAAACCGCAATCGGCACCGCATTAGATGCGCTCATAAAAATCAACGGACTCACGCGCAAGAAGGCGTCATATAGTACAGTACAAGTCACACTCACCGGTGATGCCGGGACGCAGGTCGTGGGGGGTATCGTGCGGGATAGTAACGATGTACAGTGGGCATTGCCGTACGTTGTCAATATCGGCAACGCGGGAACCGCTACAGTCACCGCTACATGTAAAAAGATTGGTGCCGTCGGGGCACCGACAGGATCGGTCACGGGTATTGTTACACCGACGAAAGGTTGGATATCTGTTACGAATAAAGAGCAGGCTGTATTGGGGCAGCCGGTGGAAACGGACGAGCAACTGAGGGCAAGACAGACTATCTCTGTTGCCAATCCGTCGCAGGCGGTTATCGAATCGACAAAGGGCGCGATCGCCGCTGTTTCCGGTGTTACACGTTATTCTGTGTTGGAGAATGATACGAACGTAACAGACGGAAACGGTATTCCCGGACATTCGATTTCGGCAATTGTTGAGGGCGGCGCGGATGAGGAAATTGCGAAAGCAATCTATCTCCGGAAATCTCCGGGATGCGGAACATATGGCACTACGGCGGTTAATGTACTGAACGCCAAAAATGTAGCGACGAATATTAAATTCTTCCGCCCAACATATGTTAAAATTGACGTTCGCGTCCGCGTCAAGAAACTAACCGGCTACACAAAAGAAATCGAGGCGGCAATTATTGATTACGTCAAGTATTATCTGTCAATTTTAGCCATCGGACAATCCGTTTACTTGTCAAGTATTTGGGCGATTGCGGCACGGGCTATTGTGGATATTACGAATCCGACTTTTAGTGTCATTGAGGTTAAATTGGGCATTAAGGGTAGTAATCCGACTGTAGCGAATATCCCGATAGTGTTTAATCAGGTAGCACAGTATAATTCCTGCACGGTTACAGCGGAAGAGGTGTAATAATGGCGTTATATGAAGGTTACTTAGACTGCATTACGTCAGAGCATCGTGACAAGCCGAAATATACAGAAATGATGAAAATGCTGCTGAGTTATACGGACGATCCGATGCAGATATCATTTGATATGCCGGATGCATTTAATATCGATACAGCGGCAGGGACGCAACTTGATATTATCGGCTTGTATCTCGGACGATCACGGGTAATGCCGTTTAATGCGAAAAATGGCGTAAGTAGTGTATTATCGGATAAGCTGTATCGTATATTGCTTAAAGCAACGATTGCGAAAATGAGTTGGGATGCCGGTATTGAATCACTCAGCGAAAAATGGCAGACACTATTGCCGGATATCACAATATCGATACGTGATAATCAGGATATGACGATAGACGTGTCGTTAGTCGGCGTTAGTGACGAACAATTAAAAGAAATGATAGAACTGGGCTACATTATACCGAAGCCGGAAGGCGTCCGGTTAAATCTGCAGATTTCCGCGAATCCGCTATTTGCGTACGACTTGAATACTGATGTTTTCGCTGGTTACGAAAAAGGAGAATGGTCGAATGGCTGATAATAATTTTAAAGTATTTGACGAAACAAAAACCAATGTAATGTCTGATACTGATTATGCTAATCACACGCAGAGGTCAAATGGCGTGCAATCTGGCGTCGCGTCATCCGCACTGCATAATAAGTTATATCGGCAGGTTAGTATGATGAGTAAAGCCTTAGCTGATTTTATCGCCAGTCAAGCATTTGATGCGAAAGACGAAGACTCGCAATTATTATCGCAGAATCTGCAGAAAGCACTGACGAAATTTGCGAAAACGCCATTAGATGATCATAATACGAATCCGGCGGCTCACGCCGCGGGTATTGCGGGGAATGCTGCTACAGCCACCGCCGACCAGCACGGTGTCCAATTTACTCAAGGATACGTCGGCGAACGCACATATTTAAATGCGGGTATGTTTCATGCATGGAACGAAATTATGGCAGCCGGAGTATATACTATCGACGAATCCTGTTTTGACCTGCAAGGTGCGCCGTCTGGCATGGTAACGTCCGGTGTATTAGTCGTATTTTTAATGCAGGATACCGTTGCGCAGTTATATATCGCTAATATGTATAATTCTGTAACGAATAACACCGCATTAAAATCAATGGCAACCAGACTGTATATCAATAATGCATGGACGCAATGGCGGTATGCAGCAGATTATTCCGGTATCGCCCGAAAATTTTTAATGCTATCTGGCGGCACACTGACAGGTGATTTAACCGTACCGACTGTACACGGGGCGTTAGACGGCAATGCTGATAGTGCTACAAGACTACAAACGGCAAGACGAATAGGCGGAGTATCATTTGACGGTACTGCTGATATAGATTTACCCGGAGTGAACAAAATAGGGAATCAGGACACAACGGGTACTGCTGATAGTGCCAATTATATAGTCTACACAAAAGGCATTTCTGGTGATGAGGATAATAATATCGCTTTAGAAGCACTACAGTTAAACAGAATGACACTTACACGGGCTCAAGGTGTAAATATTAGCGGCAGTCAGAGATTCGGTTCTATCATATCGTTGCCATACGGGATAGATGACACGCGTAATATGGTGCAACAGATTTTCACGGAAAACGACAACGGGCGCATGTGGTTTCGAACAAACCATTATCCTGGTAATAAACAATTCACTCCGTGGTCTGCAATTGCCTTTTTGAGTGACATTACTGCTATAGACAGTATGAACGTTAATAACGCTAACGCATGGTGGGTGAAGTTAAAAGGCGGTCTAATAATACAAGGAGGACGCGCAAATAGTAATACGTTTTTCGCTTACCCGATTGCTTTTAATAATCTACTATATGTTGGAAAGCAAGTTACAGAAAATAATTCAGAAAATAACATGTGGATCAAGGAAGATGCTGTTGGCGAATGGAATCAGCCGAAGCATTCTTATACAAACAAAACCGGAATATGGCTCCCTAAAATGAACTGGAACCCATTATGCCAAGTCTTAGCTATCGGATTTTAAGAGAGGTAAAAAAATATATGACTTACATATCAATTTATAATAAAACATCCGGCGAACGTATCACATCATTGGTCACGGGCGTTCACGGCGAAACTATCGAAGAACTCACAAGAAAAGCAAAATCTGATTATCCGAACGCTATATATATCAATCAAACCGAGGATGAATGGCAAGAGTCCATTGCCGGTAATTATGAATATCGTGACGGTAAACTACAGGCACCGCTGCCGCCTACGCAGGAAGAGTTGGACGCCATCGAATATGCTCGTTTACAAGCCGCCGAATTGGCAGAGTTAAAACAGTTACTGTCAGATACGGACTATAACGTGACGAAATTCATCGAGGGTGTTTTAACCGCTGAACAGTACGAACCGATGAAAAAAGCACGGGCAGAATGGCGGGCGGCATATAACGCAATCGAAACAGCAAAAAACTTGGAAGCATTAAAGAAAATCACTTATAGCACCCATATCCCTGTAATCAAATAATAGAGGTGTCATTTTGAATGAAATTATTATCACGTCACCATCACTATATCAGCAGATAATAGGCAGTTTGACTTGCACTATCCCCGCAAATGCGGTTGTAGATATAACAGGCACTATCTTTTTCACACTTGCGCTATTGTTCACTGATGTTATGTTGCGCATTACAATTGAGTGTAACAACTATTTAAAAACCACAGGTAAGAGTTATACTCTGTGCAACATTATTACCACCTTCCTTTGGTACGGCTGGGGGTCTGTTACGCTGCCAAACGGCAGCAAGTGCAGGTTTTTAATCAGCAAAGGGCTGCGGACGGCATTAGTATTAAAAATGGCGGTGCAGTACCCCGTGCTGTTTGCTTTTTCCGTACTGTCATTCTTGTTGCCGGACGTTGAGATCATTGGCTGGCGGTTTGATTACGTTGTTTCTTTCGCATTTTTGATCATTCCGGTACTTTGCGAAATAACGTCCATCATTGAGAAATTAAATATGCTGGACGCAGAAATAATTAAAATCGGACACGCTTTTATCAGATTTATTAAATCGGTTAGGGGGTAATATGCAGGGCATATTAAAAAATCTATGGACTAAAGCTGTGTCATATCTGCCTACCGCCCGCAGGAAAATACAAACGTCCATGCAGATTGTCTATGTATACGGCACAGGACTTATCATTTTATTTTTGATGATATTAACCGCATGGCTGCATGATTGGTGGCGGACAGGCGTTGCAAATACGCCGCTTTTAATATCGTTTTTTAAAGAGTTTACAGCTCCAGCGGTTGTCGGGGCCTTTACTTTTGTTTCCGTTTTTTTGGTTGATAAAAACCATGACGGCAGACCGGACGCCGCAGAAAAAGAAGCGAAAAAGGAAAAGCCTAAGCCACCGACAATACCGCCGCAAAGGGAGGATAAAAAATGAATATAACAGAATTTAAGCAAGAACTTATAGATAACAGGGATTACTTTTATCAATTCCCTTTCCCAGTTATAACGTATTATCACTGGACGGCAGGGCGTCACTTTACTACGTTTGACGATTATCACTACTGCATAGACGGTGACGGAGAGATCATAAATACCCGCCCGATTACTGAAACACCGTCTGCAACGTGGCACCGGAATACGGGCAGTATCGCTATTGCGTTATGCGCTTGTTATAACGGTACACCCGAAGATTTGGGCGAATATGCGCCGACAGAAGCGCAGATTGAAACGCTGGCGCAAATGACGGCAGTGATTGCAGAAGTCTTTGATAATCCAATCGACTATGATCACTTTATGACGCATAGCGAGGCGGCAGACGAGGACGGTTATGGATTGTACAGTGGAGATCCCGATTGCCGCTGGGATTTACAAATCCTGCACAATGGGGATGAGTACGGCACCGGCGGGGATATTATCCGCGAAAAAGCGCAGTATTACTTAGAGCAAGGGGTGTAATATGCTAACAATATCAAATCAAAATATATTTTTGACGCGAGGCGATACGGCAAAAATAGCATTAAGTATCACATCTGCCGGAAATTCTGCTTATGACAGTACAAAAGATACGGTTGTGTTAACAGTCAAAAAATCGACCACGGACAAAGAAAAGGTGTTGCGGAAAACGGCAGTTAATGGCGTTATCACGCTATCTCATGACGACACTAAAAATCTTGATTACGGAGATTATGTATATGATGTACAGCTAACTACCGTTGCCGGAGATGTCTGTACGATTATCACCCCACATCGGTTCAGAATTGAGGAGGAAGTTAATTTTGATTAACGAGATAGAATCAAAACTTGCAGCCACGGAATCCCTGCACGGTACTATCTCCGGTAAAAAAGATTTGACCGCCGAATTATCACCTACGGGCGTATTATCTGGTGTTGTTATAGATAACGATGATAGTATAGACATTATCATGACGGCTCCCGCACCTTTAGAAACCGTATTGACAATTCCCGCCGGCGGGAATACAGAAACCGGAAAAGACGGAAAATCAGCATACGAAATAGCAGTTGATAACGGATTTGACGGCACGGTGGCAGAGTGGCTGCAATCCCTGCACGGTGATAAAGGTGATCCAGGCATACGGGGCGAACCGGGGAAAGATGGATCTGATGCAACGGTAGATTTAACCGATTATGCGAAAAAATCAGAAATAATCACGGAATCCCGCATTATTGAACTCATCAATGCCAACGCCGTATCTACGGAATCAATATCAACGGCAATTAACACGGCTATCGAAAATTACAAGAAATCCACCGAACTGATTTTTCATCTTGTCTATCAGGGCTATGAAGCTGAAACGAGCAGGAAAGATAATATTCACATTTGCAAGATGGTCACGAAATATCAATCTGCAGATTTTTACGACTTTTTCGAAATTAAAAATGAAACAGATTTTGTTGCAAAGAAAGACTGCACTCTTATTGCAGTCAGTAAAGTCTATCAATATGCAACGTCGAGCGGCAATACGTCAGTTAACAGGGTGACTCTGAATCAGGTGGTCATTGCGATGTCAGAAACCTCGAGTAGAATGATGGGGTCTGTCGGTGCGACACAGTCCGGCGTATTTTCGGCTAAGACGGGAGCGATTTTGCGGTGTGAAACATACGCAGGAAAAGGCTATCCGCAGGGCGGTATGCAGATATATATATCGCCGATTGTGTCGAATAGTTATAACTATGACGGTACCACGCCGGAATCATATATGACCAGTCTATATGCAGTCGATAAGAATTGAGGTGTAATATGTATGAGAAGAAACAGGCTTATTTTATTTTTATTGTTGGTGTCATTATTCTTATTGCCGTCATTGTCTGGTTCGTCTGTGCAGGCAGAGATGATGTATCAAATCTCCAGCACGGAGCTGACGAAGTTAGAACAGAACTTACAAACGCTGGAGAGTCACAACAGCGAGAAGCAGAGGCTATTGACCGAGCAGCAGACGCTGCTAAACGAAGCGCAGCAGCAATTACAGACAGTCAACGAGCAGCTGAGAATATCACGGCAATTGAACGATCAGACGCAGAAATCATTACAGAAAGCCGAGGAATACTTAAATCAGTACGAGAAAGAGGCGGAACGGAAAATCCGAATTAAAACACGGCAGCGAAATTTGTGGATTTTAATTTCCGGTGGGTTGCTCGCAGGCTTAGCGGTGAGGTGATGGCATGAAGTGGTTTATTTACGCTCCTTTGCAACTTGTCTGTATGATTGTTTGCTATCTCACGAATTGGATTGTCGTATTGTTTGCTGACCAGAACGGCGAATTGCCGGGGGTATTGCGGTTATGGCAAACGTGGGATGACAGCTTGGACTCTGAAGATTGCGTGACAAAATATGCTCCGAGGATCATCAGGTACGACTTTTACAAATATTACCGTGTAGAGCGGCATATTTTACCGGAATATAACCGTTGGAAAAAATACAGTATTAACATAGCGCCGCTGCCGTTAATTGACCGCATTAAGCGGTATTGTTGCCGTGTCTTCTGGCTTTACCGCAATTGCGCCTATGGCTTTGCTTTTGAGTGGTTCGGCTGTAATATCCCGCCCGGCAGCGTTAAAGTCTATGCGGACTATAAAACCGGCAAACATGAACTATATTATGCGTCGTCAAGAAATCACTGGATGTTATACTGCACGCTGCCGATTAGCAGCCGTTATCGATGGCGGATATATTTAGGATGGAAATTATCGCCCGGAATTACGAGTCATCACAGAGCAATGATTGTGTTTCGCGTCTGGTTTTGTCGTGATAAATAGTAAAAATAAGTTTTTGAGCAGTAAGGATATTTCGTCCTTACTGCTTTTTTTATTGCAATGGCCATTCGATAAATACTGACTTTTTTATTTTTCGTCTGTCAGAATGCTTATAAATATTGATAATTTTAATATTGTAAACTTTACTGTTTTGTGTGCGGCTTGGCCATTAAGAAAACTACTGAATTTATTTTTAAACTGTTTATGTTTAATGTTAGAAATAATTTATAAAAAATATTTTGAATTAGTATTGCAAAATCAAAATAGGAATAGAATTATAAAAAATAAGAGCGGTGAAATACCCGTTCTTTTTATAATAAAAAAAATAGGATCGATATCAAATGATATTGATCCCGTAAAAACAGATACTCTGTTTTTGAGTTCTGAAAATATTATAACATGTCACGTCTACGGCTGACACAGGATTACGCTGTGGCTTCCACGTGGCTTCCAATCTGTATAAGCATAAATTCTAAAAAATACGATAAATACTAAGAATATTGAACATTTTATATCCCCATCAGAATTATGGCTATTATAACATAAAAGTAAGTGAGTTATTCATATTTTATTTCACAA